TGCGAGTAGTCTGTGGACTGGCGGCGACTTACCGGGAGGCACCCGGCACCACACCTAATAAAAAATGATGATAGCTGTAAGGCCCACTTCGGTGGGCTTTTTCTTTGGGCAAAAAAAAAGCCCGCATGGTTTCATGCAGGCAAGGCAGTTACATTTAGATTTTGTCCCGGTATATGTTTTTTTGTCCGGAAGTTGAAAGATACTGTCTTGACTACTTTTTGTAAATAACGGATTCAAATCACAAGGCCATGCATTTGCGTGGCCTTGTGATTTGTGCCACCAGAGCATCATTCACTCTGTGCTTTGTCGTTAATCCATCTGGCGGCCATCCTAAAGGACTATCTGCTGAGTTCTTTTTTCAGAGGTTGCATTTTCTTCAGTACCTCATCTGAATTAGTGACTGAGAAACCCGTCGGGAAAAATAGCATTCCATCGGATGGATGTTCATCGTGCCAGTGCTTCGTGGTGGCCATCGTATGAGCGTCGAGATAACTGGTGTAAGCATCAAGGAGAGCGTTTTTCCTGCGCCTCGGGGCGTAAGGTAGCAACTGGTTGAAATCAGCATCGCTGATAAGCCTGAATGGATAAGAGCCTCCTTCAATAGCCTCAATTTCGCTTAGCAACTTTCCCCGCAGTGGTGCGGAATGCTTCCTGAACTCTGCCTTACGTGACGAATGGTTACTGATTAGTGACGGAATAAAGAGCCCTAGCAGTGTCAGTATCACTCCGATTACTGAAATAATTTCCATGAGATTTCCCTATGCCTGATTTTGTTTATTCAGTATTACCCGTGGTGGGATTCGGTTTTTCTTGTTTTGGTCTTGGATACATCCTTGGCTTCGTACGCGGACGAGACTGAACAAGAAGAATAAATCCGTCTGAGAGGGTGGTGAACCCTGATATTTTTACAGTAATTTTTGGTGGCTGTCACCTGGCGGCCATCCTATTTTCCCCTCGTTCTGAGAGGATCCACAGCAATAGAGGGGGCTAAATGTCCGATCCTGTTTCTGCCACAACGATAGCAGCTGGTGGACTGTTCGGCGCCAGCCTATTCGGCCTTGCAACTGGTATTGATTACGGCGTGGTATTTGGTGCGTTTGCTGGTGCGGTGTTCTATGTCGCAACGGCGGTGAATATTAGCCGCATAAAGCTGGTGGGCTATTTTATCACTTCATTCATATTCGGTGTGATTGGTGCTCCTCTGCTGGGGTCGTACTTCTCAAAGTGGACTGGTTACAACGACAGGCCGCTTGATGCACTCGGAGCGGTAATCGTGGCAGCCATAGCCATTAAGTTGCTGACGTTCGTAAACAGTCAGGACCTGGGTAGCCTGTTTGGGATTCTCTCTCGCTTACGTGGAGGAGGGACAAGCAATGGTAACAAGTGATCCGAGCGCAATCATCAATGCGGTGATATGCGCTGTAATTGTTGTTGCGTTGATGTTCTACCGGCGCGACGGGTCAAGACACCGCCCCATGATATCGCTGATGGCTTACTTCACTGTGCTGGTTTACGCCAGCATCCCTTTCCGTTTCCTGTTTGGCCTGTACGAGTCATCCCACTGGCTGGTGGTGCTGGCTAACATTCTTATCTGCGGCGCGGTTCTCTGGTTCAGGGGGAATGTGGCGCGACTGGTTGATGCACTGAGGCACTGATGAATAAATCACAATTCCAGAAGGCGGCTGGTATCAGCGCCGGGTTAGCTGCGCGCTGGTTTCCGCATATTGATGCTGCGATGAAAGAATTCGGCATCACTGCTCCACTCGACCAGGCGATGTTCATTGCCCAGATGGGGCACGAGTCAGGAGGCTTTACCCGGCTGGTGGAAAATCTGAACTATGCAGCAGATAGCCTTGTGCCTACGTTCGGTAAACACCGTATCACCGCCCAGCAGGCCGCCGCACTCGGCAGAACGGCAACACAACCAGCTAATCAGCGAGCAATCGCGAATCTGGTGTATGGGGGCGAGTGGGGAAAAAAGAATCTCGGTAATCAGGTTGCCGGTGATGGCTGGAAATATCGCGGTCGCGGACTGAAACAAGTTACGGGCTTGAGCAACTATCGCAGCTGCGGACAGGCGCTGAAGCTTGACCTTGTTACCCAGCCTGAGCTGCTGGAGCGAGATGATTATGCCGCTCGTTCAGCCGCATGGTTTTATGTTTCCCACGGTTGCCTTCTTCATTCCGGTGATGTTGAGCGCGTAACCCTGCTTATTAACGGTGGCCGCAACGGTCTGGATAAACGCCGAGCGCTGTTTAACCAGGCTAAATCAGTACTGATGTGAGGTCGCTATGGGCATTGAAATGATTATTGGTCTGGCAACTGCGTTACTGGCCGTTATCGCTGGCGCATTTGGGTTAGGCCATTCACGCGGAACCAGCAAGGCAGAAGCCAAAGCAGAGCAGCAGCGTATCGAAGAGAACGCTGCGGCCAGCATTGCCGCGGCAGAACGTAAGGCGGAAGTTACGAAAGGGGCCAGTGATGTACAGCAGACTGTTAGCCATATGCCTGATGACGATGTTGATCGGGAGCTGCGCGAAAGATTTACCCGCCCCGGTGGTAGTTGATACAGGTTGTCTGTGGGTGAAAATTATCTATCTCACAGACCACGATATCGATGTTCTCGACAGTCAGACGAAGCGCGACATTCTGGCGCACAACAAATCCGTGCAGGCCAACTGCCCGCAACCAACCGGCAGGGTTACGCGATGATTAAGGCAAAGAATATTGAATTTCGACTGAGCAAACTTGAGAAAGGGCCAGACAAGAACGTTCTGGCCATCATGGAGATAAGGGCGAGAGCTATTGCAGGTAGCTTGCTGAAGCAGATTCCCTGCCAGGCGTTGAAAGATCGATAATGTCATTGAAGATTGCCTTGTAGGCTTTATTTAACTTCTCAACTGTTTTCGGGGTGATATCACTCGTAGGCGGCGCGTCGATACCATCCATTAATTCTATTTCAGCAAATTTTCTCAAAACCTGAAGGGCATTTTCTTTTTGTTCTTCGGGCATCGTTTGCACGATAAAAGCAACAACGTTTCTCAGCGCCAGGATTTGAGCGTGAGTTACGTAGTAATGATCGATCATATTTTCTACCTGTTCTGTTGAGTTCGACGATTTAACAGTATAGAGGAGAAATGTTGTCCGCCACCCTGTAGCAGCCTTTAATCGTGATGCCTCGCAATAGCGGGGCTTTTTATTGCACCTCGAATGCTCAGGAGTAACCAATGCCAGCGTTAATACCCCGAGCATGCCGTAAGCGTGGATGCGCAGGCACAACAACCGACCGCTCAGGCTACTGCGAGAAGCATCGCAATGAAGGCTGGCAACAGCATCAGCAGGGCAAGAGCAGGCATGAGCGAGGCTATGGCAGCCAGTGGGATATTAAGCGAGCCCGCATCCTTAAGCGTGACAATCACCTTTGCCAGAACTGTCTGCGCAACGGTCGTGCGGTAGCAGCTAAGACCGTTGACCATATCAAGGCTAAGGCTCATGGGGGTACCGATGATGATTCGAATCTTGAAAGCCTGTGCTGGCCCTGTCACAGAACGAAAACCGGGCGTGAACGTTTCAAATGATATCAATTCCCATTTGGATGACAACAGGGAGGGGGCGGGTCAAATCCCTGACGGCAAAGGCCAAAAGGACCGCCGCCTAGCCTTTTTTCACACCGCCGCAGGTTAGAAACTTTTTTTTGGGGTCCCCCATCCGATGATTAATAGGAGTTTTCGATTATGTCTGGACCGCCGAAAACCCCGACACATCTACGTTTGGTGAGGGGTAACCCATCTAAACGAGCGATCAACAAAAACGAACCAGAGCCACCCAAAGGGGTACCCCCAACACCGAAGCATTTCGACAAGCAGGGGAAGTACTGGTTTAAGAGGATGGCTGAGGAACTGGACGCTATCGGCGTTATGTCCCAGCTTGACGCTCGGGCGCTGGAATTGCTCGTTGAAGCCTATACGGAATACCGCCATCACTGTGAGACCCTTGATCGTGAGGGATATACCTACGCGGTTTACAGCGAGGATGATCCTGATGAAGGGAAGGAACGTGAAATCAGAATGATTAAGCCACACCCGGCGGCAATGATGAAAGCGGATGCATGGAAACGTATGCGTGCAATGCTGGGCGAATTCGGCATGACCCCTTCAAGCCGGTCGAAAGTCAACCGAGAAACGACACCTGACGATGACCTGATCAGCAAATTCCTTAATTCGAGAGACTAATGGCTAAAGTTGCAGATGGCATACGCTACGCAGAGCGTGTCGTGGCGGGAAATATCATTGCCTGCGAATTTGTTCGCCTCGCTTGCCAGCGCTTCCTTGATGATCTGAAATTCGGCGAGGAACGTGGCGTTTACTTCAGCGAACCGCGTGCGCAGCATATTCTTAATTTTTACAAGTTTGTGCCTCACGTTAAAGGGGCTCTTGCTGGTCAGCCGATTGAATTAATGGACTGGCATATTTTCATTCTGATAAACATCTTCGGTTTTGTTATTCCGCTGGTGAATGAAGAAACTGGCGAAATAGTGCTGCGCAATGACGGCAGCGGAAGGCCGGTAATGGTTCGCCGCTTCCGGACAGCCTATAACGAAGTGGCCCGCAAAAACGCCAAGTCAACTTTGTCTTCTGGCGTTGGCCTGTATATGACCGGCGCTGACAGCGAGGGTGGTGCAGAGGTCTATTCCGCTGCGACGACGAGAGACCAGGCACGGATCGTGTTTGAAGATGCAAAAAACATGGTCAAAAAGGCCAGGCCAACGCTGGGCAAACTGTTTGAGTTCAATAAACTCGCTATTTACCAGGAGCAAACCGCCTCCAAATTTGAGCCGCTTTCTTCCGATGCAAATAACCTTGACGGTCTGAATATTCATTGCGCCATTATTGACGAGCTGCATGCGCATAAAACGCGTGATGTATGGGACGTTCTGGAGACTGCAACGGGGGCACGCCTGCAATCTTTGCTGTTTGGCATCACTACAGCCGGTTTCAACAAAGAGGGTATTTGTTACGAACAGCGTGATTATGCCATCAAAGTATTACGTGGCTACAACAGCGACGTGGAAGGCGCGGTAAAGGATGACACCTATTTTGCCATAATCTTTACCCTCGATAAGGATGATGATCCGTTTGATGAAACGGTATGGCAGAAGGCAAATCCCGGACTGGGTATCTGCAAGCGCTGGGATGACCTTCGACGCCTGGCTAAGAAAGCGAAAGAGCAGGTTTCCGCAAGGGTTAACTTTTTCACCAAACATATGAATATCTGGGTAACGGCTGAGTCTGCCTGGATGGACATGATGAAGTGGGAGAAATGCGAGTATATCGCTCCCCGGCATGAGCTTAAAACCTACCCCATGTGGGCTGGCGTTGACCTGGCTCATAAAATTGATATTTGCGCAGCTGTAAAGCTCTGGCGTGCTGATAACGGACACGCCCATGCTGACTTTAAATTCTGGCTACCTGAAGGACGGCTGGAAAAATGTTCTGCGCAGATGGCGCAGATGTATCGCAAATGGGCCGAGCTAGGAAAACTTGAGCTTACCGATGGTGACGTTATCGATCATGCCCAGATTAAAGCGGATTTTCTGGAATGGATTAACGGCGAGAACCTGAAAGAAACTGGATTCGACCCGTGGAGCGCAACGCAGTTCAGCCTGGCGCTGGCAGAAGAAGGCGTACCGCTGGTGGAGGTCCCTCAAACCGTCAGAAACTTTTCTGAATCCATGAAAGAGGTTGAATCGCTGGTCTACGGAGGGCGTTTCCACCACAGCAATCACCCGGTAATGAACTGGATGATGTCAAACGTCACCGTTAAGCCGGATAAAAATGACAACATTTTCCCTAACAAATCCACGCCTGAGGCCAAAATTGACGGTCCCGCTGCGCTGTTTACCGCAATGAGTCGAATGCTGGTTAATGGCGGGGAACCTGAGGTAAGCCTTTCTGACCACCTGGAAAGTTACGGCGTCCGTTCACTTTAAAGAGGCACTTATGATCCTGATGATTCTTGCCCCGCTGATCGGGGTGATCGGTGCTGCTTTGTTTTCATATGGTGCATGGCTGGTATTCCCGCCCGCAGGATTTATTACTGCTGGTGTTCTGTGTCTTTTCTGGTCATGGGCTGTATCAAAATATTTGTCCGCGCCACGTAATGTTCAAAACGAAGGCGGTGATTGATGTTCTTTCCCGGATTGTTTCAAAAATCTAATACTCCGGTGACCACACCTGCAGAGTTAGCGGAAGCCGTAGGGATGACTTACGACACCTACACTGGAAAGCGCGTCAGCAGCCAGAAAGCGATGCGTCTCACAGCGGTGTTTGGCTGCATAAGGGTGCTGGCTGAGTCAATGGGAATGCTTCCCTGCAACCTGTACAAGGTCACTGGCAACAGTAAGCAAAAAGCGACATCTGAAAGGCTGCACAAATTACTGACGATGAAGCCAAACGACTATATGACCCCTCAGGAGTTCTGGGAGTTGGTCATTGTCTGTCTTTGCCTGCGCGGTAATTTTTACGCTTATAAGGTTAAAGCCCTGGGGGAAGTGGTTGAACTCCTGCCTATTGATCCCGGTTGTGTAGACCCGAAGCTAAACAGCCAGTGGCAACCGGTGTATCAGGTCACTTTCCCTGATGGATCGACGGATGTGCTGGGGCAGGATGATATCTGGCACGTCAGGACGCTGACATTTGACGGGCTGGTGGGCCTGAACCCAATCGCATACGCAAGAGAGGCCATTTCTCTGGGTATGGCGACTGAAGAACACGGCGCTCGATTGTTCTCAAACGGTGCTGTCACTTCCGGGGTCCTTCGTACTGAGCAAACGTTGACTGATGCAGCCTATGACAGGTTGAAGAAAGATTTTGAGGATCGTCACCTTGGGCTCAGCAATGCGCATCGTCCGATGATTCTCGAAATGGGTCTCGACTGGAAGTCGATGGCGCTCAATGCCGAGGACAGTCAGTTTCTTGAGACCAGAAAATTCCAGCTGGAGGAGATTTGCCGACTGTTCAGGGTGCCGATGCACATGGTACAGAACACCGATCGCGCGACCTTCAGCAATATCGAAAACCTTGGCATCGGCTTTATTAATTATTCCCTTGTCCCTTACATGACCCGCATCGAGCAGCGAATTAACGTAGGGCTGGTGAAGGAATCGAAACAGGGCACCTACTATGCCAAATTCAATGCCGGTGCGTTGCTACGCGGGGATATGAAATCAAGGTTCGAATCGTATTCGACCGGTATTAACTGGGGCATTTACTCACCAAACGACTGCCGTGAACTGGAAGATATGAACCCACGCTCTGGCGGTGACATTTATCTGACGCCGATGAATATGACGACCAAGCCGTCTGACAGCAATAAGAGCAAAACAACCGAGGAACAACATGATGCCGATGACTAAACAGCGGTTGGATATTCCGCTGAAGCTAAAGTCTGTCAGCGACAGCGGGGAGTTTGAAGGCTACGGCTCTGTGTTTGGCGTTAAGGACAGTTACGACGATGTAGTTGTTCCCGGCGCATTCAGTAAATCACTTCAGTCATGGCGGGAGAAAAGCGCGCTCCCAGCTATGCTCTGGCAGCACCAGATGGATGAACCTATCGGGGTTTATACCGAAATGAAAGAGGATGAGGTTGGCTTATATGTCAAAGGCCGATTACTAATTGACGATGATCCTCTTTCAAAGCGAGCGCATGCCCACATGAAGGCCGGTTCTTTAACCGGCCTTTCTATTGGTTACATGCTCAAAGACTGGGAATACGACCGCGAGAAAGGCGTGTTTCTTCTCAAGGAGATCGACCTTTGGGAGGTCAGCCCCGTAACGTTTCCATCGAATGACGAGGCGCGGGTAAGCGATGTTAAGAGCGCGTTTGCCCGTGGTGAAACACCTTCCCAGAAAAGTATTGAACGGGTCCTGCGCGATGTTGGGCTCTCCCGCACCCAGGCCAAAGCATTCATGGCCGGGGGCTATGGCAACCTCTCTCAGCGTGACGCTGATGGTGTGGATGCCGCACTGGATGCACTGAAAAACATCAAATTTTAATCAGGAGTTGAATTATGGCAGTCGAAATTAAAGACGTTGAGCAGGTCGCGCAGGATTTGCAGCAAAAATTCGATGATTTTAAAGCGAAAAATGATAAGCGCATTGACGCTATCGAATCCGAAAAAGGCAAGCTGGCCGGAGAAGTTGAAACACTAAACGGTAAGCTGACCGAGCTGGATCAGCTGAAAACCGCGCTGGAAGATGAGCTTAAACAGCTTAAGCGTCCCGCTGGTGGCACTCAAAGCAAGGCCGCAACCGAGCATAAAACCGCTTTCATCGACTTTATGCGCAAGGGTAAGGATGACGGACTGCGCGATCTGGAGCGTAAAGCCCTGCAGGTAGGCGTGGATGAAGATGGCGGTTATGCCGTCCCCGAAGAACTGGATCGCACCATTCTAAATCTTCTGAAAGATGAGGTAGTGATGCGCCAGGAGGCGACAACCATCACCGTTGGTGGTGCCAACTATAAAAAACTGGTTAACCTTGGCGGCACCGCTTCCGGCTGGGTCGGTGAAACTGATGCCCGCCCTGAGACTGCTGCATCTAAACTCGGTCAGATTGAACCGTTCATGGGTGAAATCTACGGAAACCCTCAGGCAACCCAGACGATGCTGGATGATGCCTTCTTCAATGTAGAGGACTGGATCAACAGCGAACTGGCGGTTGAGTTCTCCGAACAGGAAGAAATCGCTTTTACCAGCGGTAACGGTACGAAAAAACCGAAAGGCTTCTTGGCCTACGCCTCCACTCTGGAGGACGATAAAACCCGTGCCTTTGGCACGCTGCAGCACATTCTTTCCGGTGCGGCGGCTGGTGTGACTGCCGATGCGATTATCAAACTGGTCTACACCCTGCGCAAGGTACACCGCAACGGTGCTAAGTTCATGATGAACAACAACAGCCTGTTTGCCGTTCGCATTCTGAAGGACTCTGAGGGTAACTATCTCTGGCGTCCGGGCCTTGAGCTGGGCCAACCCTCCTCTCTGGCAGGTTATGGTGTTGCTGAGAATGAGCAAATGCCTGATATCGCAGCAGATGCGAAAGCCATTGCGTTCGGTAACTTTAAACGTGGCTATACCATCGTTGATCGCATTGGTACCCGCATCCTCCGCGACCCGTACACCAACAAACCATTCGTTGGTTTCTACACCACCAAACGTACCGGCGGAATGCTGGCCGATTCTCAGGCCATCAAACTGCTGCAGATCGGTGCTGGCGCATAATCTGATGGGGCTTCGGCCCCATTCTTATGGAGGTCATTATGCTGCTGAAAAAAGACCTGAAATGGTCACCTGATGGCATTCAGGTAAGAAACATTCCAGCCGGTGAGTATGAGGCGGGATCACTTCCTGAACGTGCTCTTGAGGTTGCTGCCCAGATGGGGATTCTCGACGGCACTGAACAACCGGAAATTGAAACACCAGTTAAGCCTAAAACCAGCAATAAGCGGGGTGAAGGAAAATGAAGCCCTCTGTAGAAGAGCTTCGTTACCAGTGCCGTATCGACAGCGATGATGACACAGAGGATGTGATGTTAACGCTCTACCTCAACGCCTCTCTGAAGCATGCGGAAAAAATGACTAATTGCCGTCTTTATGATAACGCTGTTCCAGACGACGATCCTGATGGACTGGTGATAGAAGATGATATCAAACTGGCCCTGATGCTCCTGGTGTCGCACTGGTATGAAAACAGGGAACCTGTGAGCGGCGACAGCGTTAATACTATCCCGTTCGGCGTCAAAGCAATTTTGGAACAGCACCGCAAAGTACCAGGCACGTAGGAGGTGATATGCAGGCTGGACGATTACGGCACCGGGTCACCATTCAGAACTTCACAACCTCCAGAACACCTTCCGGTCAGCCGGTTGAAAAATGGGAAGATGGGAAAACTATCTGGGCCGAGGTTAAGGGGATAAGCGGTCGGGAGCTGTTAGCCGCTGGCGTAGAGCATGCTGATGCGACAATCCGGGTCTGGGTGCGTTTTCGCAGGGATATTTCAGCCACATCCCGATTGAAGGTACTGACCGGCCCGTTTAAAGGCGCAGTTCTTAACGTTACCGGGCCTCCGGTTCCGGATATCAAAGGTACCCGGCTGGAAATTCTCTGCAAACAGGGGACCGAAAAATGATTGATGTGAATCTGGATTTTTCCGGTTTGCAGGATATCGCCCGAGACCTGCAAACCCTCAGTAAAGCTGAAAACAATAAAGTCCTCCGGGATTCAACCCGCGCCGGGGCTGAAGTCCTCCGGCAGGAAGTGATTGACAGGGCTCCTGAGAAAACCGGGAAGGTGAAGAAAAATGTTGTTGTCGTTACCCAAAAAAGCCGCCGTCGCGGTGAGATTTCCTCGGGGGTGCATATTCGTGGTGTTAATCCGCGAACAGGGAACAGCGACAACACCATGAAGGCCAGCAACAAGCGGAATGCTTTTTACTGGCGCTTTGTCGAACTTGGGACTGCTACGGCTCCGGCACATCCCTTTGTACGTCCCGCGTTTGATACCCGGCAGGAAGAAGCTGCACAGGCAGCAATAAACCGAATGAACAAGGCGATCGATGAGGTGCTGGCGAAATGACAGAGGATGATATCTACGCTTTGCTTGCTCCGCTGGCAGACGGGCGGGTTTATCCGTATGTGGTGCCGCTTGGCAGCGACGATTTACCCGCGGTGGCCGCTCCTTACATCATTTTCTCGATACCGACAGATGTTGCCGGGGATGTGTTCTGTGGGCAGGCCGAATCGACGCTGCACATTCAGGTAGACGTGTGGGCAGAAACTAACGATGAGGCCAGGGCGTTGCGGCTTGAGGCCCTTTCCCGGCTGGAAGTGCTTTCACCTACCGAAGTAACCAAAATCCCCGGCTACGACACTACAACCCACTTGCATCGGGCAACGCTCGAAATAACGGTCATTGCCTGACTGGAACCAATCCAATCTGACCGCCGCTGGCGGTTTTTTCATTTATGGAGGCTGCAATGTCAGCACTATTTGAACGCGCCCAAAAAACGGTAGTAATGATTACATCAGTGCCGGTCACTGCGGCAGAACTGGACACGGCGACGTGGTTAAACCTGAGTTGCACTATCAAACAGGCCAGCTTTACCGCCGGTCAGAAAAACGATATTGATGTGACGACGCTATGCTCTGACGAAACAGAAAATATCAACGGGCTTCCGGCACCGTCGGAAATGTCACTTTCCGGTAACTTCTACCGCAACCCGGCGCAGGATGCACTTCGTGCGGCATACGATAACGACGGCGTTTATGGATTTAAGGTTATTTTCCCGTCTGGTAATGGATTCCTGATGCGCAATGAGGTGCGTCAGCACACCTGGGATTCTCAAGCAAATGGTGTGGTAGCCGCAACGTTCTCGCTGCGTCTGAAAGGCAAGCCAACCAATATTAATGCCCCTGGCATCCTGTCTTTCGCGACAGACCTTCCTGCATCGCAAACGGTAGCGGCCGGAAGCGCCCTGACTATGGGGGTGGTCGTCCAGGGCGGCACAGCCCCTTATACCTACGTCTGGAAAAAAGGTTCGTCAACCGTCAGCGGGCAGACCAGCGCAACGTTTAATAAGTCCAGCGCAGTATCAGGTGACGCCGGGGTTTATTCCTGCGTGGTTACAGATGCCGATGGCACCGTTATCACCTCTGCTGACCACACCGTCACCATCAGTTAATGGAGCGCCGGGAAACCGGCGATAAACTTAATGTCAAAACAGAATCTTAAAGCGCTGGCGCTGGCCCCGATGGCGGGTTTCCGTAAAAAAGAAGTCACCGTTCCGGAGTGGGAAAACGCCAAAGTTATCATTCGTGAACCATCGGCTGAAGCCTGGATTCGCTGGCAGGGGATTGCCAGCCCGGAACAACCAAAACCACCGGAAGGGCAGGAAGCGCCAGAGGTGCCAGAACTGACCCCTTCAGAACGTGCGTTCCGCACGATGCGGGCAGATGTCACACTCTTCATTGATATTCTGCTGGATACCGACCTGCAGTACGTTTTCACCGTCGATGATACCGAACAGGTTGAAGCAATTTATGGCCCTGTCCATTCCCGGTTGTTGAAACAGGCACTTGATCTCATTCGTGATGCGGATGACGCCAAAGCAAAGTAAAAATGCCTGGCATGCAGTTCCTGATGGCGCTGGCGCTCCGGATGGGCCGCACGCTGGGCGAACTGCGACAAACCATGACGGTCGGCGAATTCAGGATGTGGGCTGAATACGACCGTATCAGCCCGATCGGTGATATCCGTGGCGATATTCTCAATGCTCAGCTGGTTTCAGCGATGTACGGGGCACAGGGCGGTAAAGTCACCATTGAAGACGCACAGATTCAGTGGAGCGGAGAAGAGGGCGAGGCAAGCGACAGCGGCGATCCCTTTGCAGGCTTAGAAGCCGCTTTGCTCGCGGCTTCAGCTTGAATTAAACAACGATAGCTGAAGTCTTTCTTAACCAATGGTAGGATTTACTCATATCTTTACCAACAGGGGCGCTGTGTGAAAAAATTAATAGTTTTGGCATTATCCATTTTAGTGCTGGCCGGATGTAAGCCCGGCGAAGAAAAAGCAATAGATATTGCTAAAAAGGAAGTTGCTGCTGACATGAAAGATCCAGATAGTGCAAAGTTTCGCTATCTAAGGTTTGTAAAAGCAGGTGAAAAAGATGGGCTGGTTGGCGGATTTGTTTGTGGTGAAATAAATTCAAAAAATAGTTACGGTGCTTATGCTGGTTATTCAAAGTTTCAGTTGGCTTTAACAATGAAATCGAAAGGTTTTTTCTCTAAAGGTGTAAGCTATACTATTGATGATAAGAAGATATACAAAGCCCTCATTGGTTCTGATTTGGAATTTTATTATAAGATATGCGGTCAGGATGAGTGATTGATTAAACTAATGAATTAAATTAAGAGCCTCGCACAAGCGGGGCTTTTTGTTGTTAGAGGAATAGCAATGGCAACCCTTCGCGAATTAATTATAAAAGTTTCAGCTAATTCTCAGTCCTTTCAGACCGAGATCGCTCGCGCCTCTCGCATGGGGTCCGATTATTATAAGACAATGCAAATGGGGGGGCGGCAGGCGGCTGTTTCTGCACGCGAGACAAGACAGGCACTAGCCGAAGTATCTGCACAATTGTCAGAAACTAAAAACGCAGCTATGGGTATGGCTGGTGCGTTTGCCGGAGTTTTTGCGACTGGGCACCTAATTGCCCTTGCTGATGAGTGGAGTTCTGTGAATGCACGTTTAAAACAGGCATCAACATCAACCGATGATTTCTCCAATTCCCAACGATTACTTATGGATATCAGCCAGAAAACAGGGACAGCGTTCAGTGATAACGCAGGTTTATTTGCTCGATCGGCAGCATCAATGCGTGAGTTTGGTTATTCCTCTGGCGATGTACTGAAAGTAACCGAGGCTATCAGCACGGGCCTTAAATTATCTGGGGCCAGCACGTCAGAGGCTAGTTCTGTTATCACGCAGTTCAGCCAGGCGTTAGCTCAGGGAGTGTTGCGTGGAGAGGAGTTCAACTCTGTTAACGAAAACGGTGATCGAATCATCCGTGCTTTAGCGGCAGGTATGGGCGTTGCCCGCAAAGACCTCAAGGCGATGGCTGATAACGGACTGTTGACAATAGATAAAGTGGTTCCGGCCATTACCGCTCAGTTGCGAGTGATGCAGGCTGAATTTGAATCAATGCCAAAAACGGTTTCAGGCTCAACTCAAAAGGTTGAAAATGCTTTTCTTGCTTGGGTTGGCGGTACAAACGATGCTTATGGTGCCTCTGCAGCGCTTGCTGGTGGGCTTGACTCCCTGGCAGAGAACATTGATACAGTAGCAATGGCAGCAGGGGCATTAACGGCGATTGGAGTTACCCGTTTTCTTGGTAACTGGACGTTGCAATTAAAGTCGCACACCGAAGAGCTTATACGGGCCAGAGGTGCAGAAATTTCGAGTACAGCGGCCAAAATTGAGGGGGCAAATGCTTCACTTACACAGATCGAATCAGAAAAATCACTTCTCCTTTCAAATCAACGATCGCTCGTGGCTCAATTAGAATTGGCGCAGACTGAAAAACAACGTGCGACTATCAGAACACTTCTGGCCAAAAACTCAATGGATATGGTAAAGGCTAACAAAGCCGAGACCGCGACCGTTAATGAGCTATCAATGGCAAACCAGAGGCTGAATGCGCTAACCTCTGTTACAAGAACGGCATGGGCTGGCGTATCATCCTTATTTGGTGGCATTCCAGGGATTTTGATGCTGGGGGCAGGCGCCTGGTATACATGGTATCAGAATCAGGAACAGGCGCGTCAGTCTGCGATACAGTATGCCTCCACCCTTGATGAGGTGGTGGAAAAAGCGAAAGCCATGAGCGAAATTCAAATCAGAGGTTCTATTGCCGATTCTGGTGAATCCATTGACGCGCTCAAAGATAAGCTGGAGGACTTGAGGGATGCTCAAGCCGAGGCAGCAGCTGAAGTTCAGAAATATACGTCTCTCGCTCGACAAATGGGCGTTCAGAATGATCAAAATAATGGTTACGTACAGAACGCTGCTAAATATCAGCGGGAATATAACAAAATATCCCGAGATATTGCTGATACTACATCTCAATTAAACAATGCTGTAGATGCACAAAATAATTTACAAACAGAGTTAGCCTCAAAAGTTCAGGCGTCGGCAGTTGCTTTTGACAAAATAAAAAACTCGATAATTGGTGCGCTGAATATTAATGAAGCAATGGCAACTTCGCTATCAGTTACCATTCAATTCATGGACGAATTAAAAAAACGCTCTGGGAGCGGCCAGCCCCCAGCAGTTCAAACCAACACAGCTTACGATAGTTTTATAAAGCAACAGAAGGAGAGCATAGCCCTCTCTCAAAAAGAAGGTGTTGAGCGGGCCAAGCTTAAAGCGCTTCAGGATGCCATCAAACAGGGAGCGGTTAGAACTGATAATAAAGGTAATATTTTACCGGGGCAGGATGAGCAGATCGCAGCTATTCAAGGTAATGCTGCTACAGACTTTAAACTTAACGAATCGCAAAAAAAACCTCGCGGAAAGTCAGAGGTAGAAAAAAATGAAGATGCATATACCCGCATTGTTAAACAACAAGAAGAACAGATTGCACTCGCCGGACAAAGCAATGAACTGGCAAAAATAAAATATCAGATAGTTCAGGGGGAACTAGCCTCACTCGATCAAGCTAAAAAAGAAACCCTTCTGCACAATGCTGCGCTTATCGATCAGAAAAACATTGCTGAACAGTTAAAAACGTTCCGTGAGGGGCTCGCTGACAGCAACGCTGCTGCGCGTGATCGGGGGGATATTGATTTTCTTGGTGCCGGTATGGGGGATAAGGCCCGCGACCGCATGAAGGAAATGGCGGATATTCGCACTGATTTTCTCAAACAGCAGCGGGACCTGCAGCGGGATTTCAGCAAAGGTCAGATTTCTGAGGACCTGTATAAACAGCAAACGGAAGCGCTACAGGCGGCGCTTACTGAACGGCTCCAGATTCAGGAGGACTACTACAAGAAAACCGATGAACAGCAGTCAGACTGGCGGGCTGGGATCAGCGATTCACTGATGAACTACGCCGATCAGGCTGCTGACCTCAGTTCAATGGCAGCATCAGCGACCAGCGAGATTCTCAATAACACCACGAACACCATTTCCAACAACCTGACCAGTGTCCTGACTGGTGCGACTTCGTTCAAAGATGGGATGTCGAATATCTTCAGCTCTCTGGGCGAAACGGTGATTAAGACACTGCTCCAGATGGCAACGCAGGCGTTAATCACCAAAGCGATTATGGCGTCGTTCGGCGGTGGTGCTGGTGGGATGTTCGGTAGTCTTTTTGGTGGAGCAAGTGGAGCTGCAAGCAGTGGAACTGCGCTGCAAAGCTTCGGATCGTCTTTTGCCTTTAATGCCCTCGGTGGCGTCTACGATTCTCCGTCACTTTCTGCATACAGCGGCGGCGTTTACAGCACTCCGCAGTATTTTGCCTTTGCGAAAGGTGCGGGCGTGTTTGGTGAAGCTGGTCCGGAAGCAATTATGCCCCTGACCCGTGGCGCTGATGGTTCGCTGGGGGTTCGTGCGGTTGGTCGTGAGTCACCGGCAGTCCAGGATGCGGCAAGGCAGATTGAGGCGCAACCACGAATCGCGGTCAGTGTTGATGCCCGTAGCACGTTTAGCGGGCAACCTGACGACGCAACAATGCTGGCAGTAGATCGAAGGAATGCTGCACTGGAACGACGCATCATCAACACACTCACTGCTGAAGTAAATAACCCCCAGAAGAAATTCGGACGCGCCATCTACTCCAATCTACAGCCCAAAAAACCAAGATAGACTGCCCGGAGGGAAAGTTAATGGCGGATATTATCTATCCGGATGAGTACCTGCCCATGCCACTTATGGACGGGTACGGTTTTAAGCCCATATCACCTTTACTGCGAACGGAAATGACGTCCGGTCGCGCAAGGCAGCGGCGGCGATACACCTCAACACCCACTCAGGCATCAGTGAAATGGATTTTTCAGACTGATGCGCTGGCGCAGGTGTTTGAGGCCTTTTTCCGGGACGCACTGAAAGACGGACAGTCCTGGTTCTATCTGAGGCTCCAGACCCCGATCGGGGTAAAGCCCTATAAAGCCAGGTTTATTGATATTTACGAAGGTCCGACACTTGTCGCACCGAAATACTGGCAGTACAGCGCAACGCTGGAGTTATGGGAACGTCCGTTACCGCCTGCCGGGTGGGGCAATTATCCGGAATGGCTCGCTGGCCAGTCATTGCTCGATATTGCACTGAATAAGGAGTGGCCAGAGCATGACGATTCTTGAGCAACTTTATGCCAGTAGCGGCTCTGAAGTCATTCACGACACGTTGCAGATCACGGCAGGTGATCAGAACTACTGGCTTACCCGTGGGTGGGACAATATCACTGTCACATTAGAAGACGGGCAGCAGGCAACTTTTGAGGGATGCGCTATCGATATTGCGTTACCTGCAAGGAATGCCGATGGCACACAAGACCTGAAATTTGCCATCAGTAATGTTGACGGTGTGGTATCTGATGCGATTGACAGAATTCTGGACGAAATGAAATCGGCAACACTGACTTTTCGGCGGTATATCTCCTCTGATTTATCTGCACCTGCGGCATCGCCTTACACCCTTGATGTGAAATCCGGATCGTGGACGGCAACTGCGGTGCAGGTAACTGCCGGATATATGAACATCCTTAAAACGGCCTGGCCGCGTAATCGTTATAACCTGGCTGAACATCCTGGTCTTCGTTACATGTCTTCCTGAGGTATTCACATGTTCCATTCTGATAAATACCTTTCGGTCAAATGGCTGAAGGGCGGGCGAGTTTATCCTGAGCTCGACTGTTTCGGCATCATCAATGAAATCCGCGGCGATCTCCTTCTCCCGTTATGGCCGGATTTTTCCGGCGTGACGAAAGATGAGGGAGGGCTCGATCGTGAGGCCAGGAAGTTTATGAAATCTCTCACACGCTGTGAGCCTTGTGTCGGGGCCGGGGTAGCTTGTTATTCAGGATCAACCGTGACGCATGTTGGTATCGTAGTTTTACTGGATGGCCAGTTGCAGGTTGCAGAATGTAATCCGGGAACCAATGTCACCTTTCTACCTCTTCCGCGATTTGTTCGTCGGTTTAACCGTGTGGAGTTCTGGCAATGACGATAAGGATTTACCCTTCCCGGCTCCCCGGAGAACCGCTTGAAACTCATGAGCACGGTAATATTACGCTGCATCAATGGATGTTCAGAAATGTTCCAGGGTACAGCCAGGACAGATCGCACCCAGTTGCCGTTGAATTAAATGGTCGCACACTTCCTCCCGATGAGTGGCCGCTTTGCCAGTTGAGCCCGGACAGTGATGTCAGAATTTATCCTGTTCCCTATGGAACCGGGCTGGAAATTGCCGTCTGGGTTTCTGTTGCAATATCAGCTGCCAGTGCTGTCTACTCGTTGTTCTTCGGGCCGAAAGTCGACCTCGGTGGTTATTCATCGGGTAGCGGTCGTTCGCTGGAGCTAAACCCGGCAAAAGCTAACACGGCGAAACTTGGAGACCCGATACGTGAGGTGTTTGGTCGATGCCGTATCTATCCTGATTATCTGGTGCAGCCGGTTACCCGTTTTGACCCCGATGATCCAACGCGAATGACGGTCGAAATGTTTCTCTGTGTCGGGCAGGGGAGGTTTTCGTTTACGGGAGGAGATAAACGAATTGGAGAAACCCCGGCAGCCTCGCTGGGTAATGGTTTCAGCGATAAGGTGTACCAGCCAGGAGAGGACGTATCTTCTGATCCGCGAAGTGAAAACTGGTTCAACTCGACAGAGGTAGGCGGAACATCAAGCGGAACAGGGCTGGATATGGCCCAGACGTCGCCTGATTCCGACGATATTATTGCTGACAGCATGACTGTTTCTGGTGCATCCGTAACGTTCACAGGGCTGGACACGGATGATGGTGACGATGACGACGAGGATGATAACTCTCTGCCTGCAAGTTGGGTCGCAGGAACTATCGTTGAGATTAAAGCCCCCACCAACTTCCTTATCTCCACCTCATCAGGTTACAGCGTATTTGCCAGCAAACTACTGACTGAAATCGCGCCGGTGGTTGGGATGCCAGTAACGTTGAGTTTTAACAGTGTTGATTACGATCTCTTTATTGCAGCCTGTACGCCGGGACAGGATGCCATACCGGGAGAGGGCGGCAGTGCGGCTAAAATTCAGTCCAGCGCGGCACCGACAACTTACGATTTCTCGCTGGGCAGCACAACGTTTACGGTGACCTGGCACGGAACAACTTATACCGTCTCTCTTGTTGCTGATTATGTGAATATGTCCGGCCTTCTGGCTGCAATTACTGAGGGACTGACCGGCTCCGGCCTGGTGGCGCAGGATAATGGCGGAATCGTACTAATCACTGAAGAGGCGAGCCCGTTTGCGGGTGGAGAAATCTCATCATCATCGCTCCCGGTAGCGGTCTTTGGCGATGCGCCTGTTTATACCGCAGGCAGTGAATCAACCGGCGGCAGCGCCGCTATCACCGCAAATGTCACGCTGGCCTATAACAGTTCGACGGGTACCCCTTTCTCAGGGATGCCGGAGGGAACGCAGCGCCTTTCCCTGTCTCATCGTGGCAGTGAGTACCAGATTGTAACTACTGACGGAACAACGGCAACGGTTGCACGCCTTGTTGATGGTGCCATTGATGCTTCATGGCCAGGGTTCTCCGGCAGAACGATGATTGACTATGAAGCCACGGGGCTTAATGACACGCTGAGCTGGCTGGGACCGTTTCTTGCCTGCCCTGAAAATGAAGTTGTGGACGCCTTTGAGGTGAATTTCTCCTTTCCTAACGGCATCTGCGGTTTTGATAACAAGGGCAAGAAACGCATCCGGCATGTTGAGTGGGAGATTCAGTATCGGGTTTATGGCACCGGCTCCGGGTGGATCAGCAAGCAGGGCGAATACGCACTCAAAAACATTAATGGGCTGGGGTACACAGAAAGATTTTCGCTCGACTCTCCCGGCCTGGTCGAAGTGCGGTGCCGTCGCCGGAACGAACAGGGCAGCAATAACGCGCGCGACAATATGTACTGGCAGGCTTTAAGAGGGAGGCTTCTGGCAAGACCCGTATCCTACTCAGGTGTAACAACCTGGGCAATTACCGTTGAAACCGGGGGGAAGCTGGCGGCACAGTCTGACAGGCGCGTCAGCGTGGTCGCTACCCGCGAATATGACGGAGGGGGAAACAGAACCATTAGCGGCGCATTTCGTCATGTAGCAGGCAGTCTTGGTTTTAATGCAAACCAGATTGACACCTCTGCGATAAATGCTCTTGAAACTGCCTGGTGGACGCCAAGGGGGGAATATTTTGACTATGAGGCAAGTAGCGACAGTGCTTCAGCGAAAGATATTTTCGACAAAATCACCGAAGCAGGCATGAGTTACTTTTTGCTGTCAGACGGGCTCTTATCTGCCGGGCGAGAAGGTATCAAAAGCTGGACCGGGATCATTACCCCCCAGGATACGGTAGAGGAAATGAAGACCTCATTCAGGGCCCCTTCTGATGATGATTATGACGGTGTTGACGTCACATATATTAATCCGGTTACCTGGGCAGAAGAGATCGTTCAGTGCCGGACGACTGATAATCCTGTGCCTCGCAAAGTGGAGTCGTACTCACTGGGCATTGTAATGACAGCAGATCGTGCATACCGAATAGGCATGCGCAGGCTCATGAAATATCTGCATCAGCGCAGGACCTATGAATGCACAACTGAGCTTCTTGGCTGGTGTTACCAGTTTGGTGATCACATCATTCTTTCTGATGATATTCCGACGGGTAAAACAATCAGCTGTCTGATAGAAGGCGTGACATTCGATGATGAAGTTATCACGTTAACAGTCACTGAACTTCTTGACTGGAGCTATGTTAATCCGCGCTGCTGGATTCAGTTTCAGGGAGGACGGCCGTCGACTCGTTTGCTAACGCCGACACGTGTCGATGACTTCACCCTTACTATACCGTACAACGACGACCTACACCCGGAAGACTGGACAATGGATGACCCGGATGTTGAATTACCGCGCCTGTTATTTTGTGACAGTGAGAAGGGGGCCCGGCACGGTATCGTTCAGGAAATAGTCCCGTCTGATGACTGCACCTGCCAGGTCACCGCCCCGGAATACAAAGAAATTTTCTACAGCTACGACGACGCTACCTACCCCGGCGACGTCGCTTAACTTTTTAAAAAGCACCCATTCACCCGCCTCATTCGGCGGGTTTTTCATTTTTGGAGCACAATGTATGGCCGACAACGAAAAGCTTGGCTCGACATCACCACAGATATTGCTGAAGAACGCAACCAATCTGGATAAGTTAGTCAATGGCCGCGAATCAGAGTCATTGCCGGATCGTTTCGCTGTACTTCGCCGCACCTGGTACGGTATGGAGATGATCTTCAATCGCTTCATCACGTATATCACGGGACGTGGAGAACAGGCGGTAGGTGCCATTGGCTGGCAGGAGCTGGGAAACTGGGCGACTGGCCTCACGGTCGATAATCGCCAGCAAATCGTTTACTACAATGGCTCCTGGTACAAATACCTTGGAGAGCTTGAGCACGTCATTACCGGAGATTCTCCAGAGAATGATGGTGGAGTGTGGTCGGCTGAAAACCCAACGGGGAAATGGTCGAATATTGGTGATGCGGCTCTTCGCTCAAACCTGGGTTCAGGCGAAGGTGATCCTATAGTTGCTCCTGAAAAAGTCAGAGCGGCATTAGGTGGCACAGTTAGCGAGGCTATACGCTATGTGAGTGTTGATGGTTTTGAGCCAGATTTAACCGGCACAACAGACTCTACACTATCAGTTTTGAAAGCAGCAGCAGTCGCAAAAACTCTCGCGGACAGCGCTTATGTGACGGGGGATACTAAATATTACGTTGTACGGTATGGTTTCGGCGCTTATATGCAGGGTGATGTGCCACTGTATACCGGCATAACATATGATGGTCAGGAGAATGGTACTTTTATTATACCAAAGCCGGGCGCTAAATTTTGCTTTACCACGACGGGCACCGAACCCTATGCAACCAGTAGTTCAAAACGGTTATATAACGCCACAATAAAAAACCTGCGTATTGGATGTGCATTCCGGGAAACAGTATTCCCGGTTCCTGCCGGTGTCGGCGGTATTAATATTGAGTATGCCTCATACATTAAAATTGAAAATGTAGAAATGCGCATGCTGAATGGTCCGGGTCTGGTCCTGAAGGAGGTATGGGACTCAGATATTGATAAGCTCAGAATGATGAAAGTAGGAAACATCACTGACTTAGCCAATATTGCACCGGCGCTTAATATGAGTATGGGTGATGGTACTGACGGGTGCAACGCTATCCGTTTTAATAAATTACATATTGAAGAATGCCCTAAGCCGCTGCAGCTTGAGCCAGGATGTCGGCATATTTTCTTTACCACCATGAAACTTGAAGGTGGCTCAACCACTTCAACTATCGTTGGCGCTGCGGGCATGTCTTTTACCGATACTGAAGAAACCTGGGCCAGAAATGACATTCCCCACATTTCATTCACTCGAACCGAATCATACGAATCGTTTGGGGTGGTATTTAACACACCGCAGTTTAACAGTGGCGGCCTTGCCCCGCGTGGCTGGTATATCTATCACGAAGGCAACTCTGGGCATCTGTTAATTTCTAATCCTGTTGGCAAATTCGTAAAAACGATGGTCACAGGTAACAGCTGGATATCCAGAGGCGGCACTGCGTATGCCTGCGGCCCGGATTATATGAAGGGGACGTGGAGCTGTACTGTTGACGGGTTGGTTGCAAGAGCAATTCTGAGGGCATCGACCGCCGGGGCTGCGCCAACAGATGGAACTGGCGATTTCATCGTCCTGTCTGGCGGCGATAACGTGGTGCGGAACTGCAAACTTCACTCGGCAGGCGCGATTGATGACGGGCTGGCTTTTATCAACATTCTGGGATGTAACAATGACGTTGCCTGTAATGACAACTCGTTCTCCGGCTCAAGGCAGTACGGGATTAGGGGGAGCATAACGAGTTATAAGGTCCGCGATAACTCCCTGGTAGATAGCGGTACACTTGCTGCCACTATGTCAGCAGCGACAGCCAGATATAGTCTGGTGAATCCGGGCTCCAGCGGCCTGGGGGCGGGTGGTTTCAAAAGCGCAAACGTCACCATCTCCGCCGGCGCTGCGGGCTCGCTCGACATCATTTCCGGGGCAACGACGCTGCTCATCAGGGCCTCTTCTGCGCTGGGATTTGCAGCGGCAAAAATCTTTGTTGATGCGAACTTTTCAACAGTAGCGCTTGAGCAGAGTCTGGGAGGAATATTCGCAACAGGTGCAGGCACGCCTGGTGACGGTAAGGTATATATCACGAAATCAGGTTCAAACCTGATACTGACAAACCATAACAGCGCTGCGACATTTTATGTCATGGCCCTGTCTGCCGTAATGTGAGGTCTTTATGTTATTCAAAGAGTTAATTGAAGGGAATGTTATTTCCCTTCCGGAAGGTGATGAATTTACTGTGACAAGCACGCCAGAAAAAGACCCTGTGACAGGATGCCTGTTTGTTAACGGTATATTATCTGACGGTTCCGAATCACGGTATTTTGCGACCGAATACACTCTGGTAACGGTGGATGATGATTAGATTATAGCCCGCAAGCAATGGCGGGCTTAGCTGCAGGTGGTAAGTTCTGACTATAGTTAAATCTTGATACTAGGGGTTGAGATGACAATAAACTGGGAGTGGAGTGGTAAACGAGCAAAAAATTTAGGTATTGTTTTGCTTATCGGAGTCGATATTCATTATCTGTTTCCTGATATGTTCGTTTACGTTAGTGGCCTTATGATGTTCATACTTGGGTTTAAGTGCGAACTAGGACGAATTAAATTTAAATGAATAAGTGGCATGCCCAAAATTATTTTACAGAGCACTTATTTAAATTCCTTGCTTAAATAACCCACGTAATTAAATGGGTTTCCACTGTCTATTCTGTTTATTTTTATTGAGTCTTTAACAGAAAATACACTTAGGATTCCTGCTGTCACTCCAACTATCTGAGCAGCGGTTTGAGGCATTACTACAGAAGCCCCTGCATAGTACATAGATGCAACCTTGAAAATTTCCTTCATATTTAAATTATAATCAATGTTGGATGGGATGAATTTAATCTTGCTTTCATTAAAAAGCCTTGCTATGGTGGCGCAAGCACTGTCAATTTCATTTATTGATTTTTTTAATTCAAAATCTTGATTTTCGGCAGAGGCAACTCTAATCTCTAAAGAGTTCATGTGAATCATAAGGTTGCGTAACTCACCCTTCCTTTTTTCTCTAAAATTTAAAATTTTATCTACAGGGGTTTTTTTATCTGGTAAAGGAAGGGCATTCGTTAGGGTTATTATCTCCCCAGCGTTTTGAATAGTGCTTGTATCACCTCCTTTTAGAAAGTTTTCCATCCCATATGTGGCATAGTTATTATTTTTATTATTTAATAGATCGAATATTTTGTCAGTGTACGACTTATGAAGTGCTGGTGCCAGCGCGCCGTTTATTGATGGTATTTGGACTATGTGTTTTTCAATGATACCGGCGCTTGCAAGAGATTTTTCTAGTGTTTGATCGAGAACTTCCATGCTAATGAACAGATTATCAATAATTACAATTTTATCCCAATAAAGTATGCAACGTGTTACCTCATCAGGTTCTTTTCCACTAAATGATTGAATTTTATCGTTAGTAATCATGCCGTTAGGGAACAAAACAATCTTATTTTGCATTTTATTTCCTCTCAAGTGTTTGTACAAATGGCAACTAATATGTTTGATATTATATAAGTGAATAAAGTTAATTAATCAATAGCGAGAGAGCAGGGGCGCATCGGTGGCCGCCGCCGGGTAATGACCACTGAAGTTGTGGAGCGGTGCCGCCGGATGCTGAAGAACGGTGCAACCCGGCAGCAGGTAGCTGATGTTGTTGGTGTGGGACTCAAAAGCATTTACAAATATCTTCCAGTCGGCATCCCCACAAAAAGCAAAGCGTTACCTCAGTGATAAAGATCGATAGATGAAACCTGCATTGAACAAAATTCGCGATTAAATTACTGTATGTATAAGCAGTGTTTATGCGAGGGACGATCATGCTTCGACAATCAGACATCAACAACGCCTTTCGTGAGTCGATCCTTCGAAACTCGAAAGGCTATCAATACCTTTACACCAGGGATTTCGTTTCCTCGCTTGTGTGCCGTGGCATCCACTTTTCCTACTCCGAGGCTAACCGCTGGATAGAGCGCTATCAGTCGTGCTTTGCTGACAAAACGCCGGAGCACACTGAGAATCGGCTGTGGATACTCCGCAATATGGGGAGGGGGCTATGATGGGGTTTTCGTCGCCAGCAGCTGATTATGGACACTCTCAACGTCACGAAACTGTGCCGCATGGATGGCAACTCTCGGGCTGTAAAAACAGACTCCGGCTACGCCATTCTGGGTGTGTCGATAACTCCGAGTTTTCCAAATAAAAATAAGAACCCGCCTTAATTGGCGGGTTTTATACTAGGATGCGCTTGAAGAAGGGCTCAGCGAGTAACCAGCAAACTTATTAAAGTTATTCTGTAGGTAACTTACCGTTACTTTTGCTGAAGAATCAGCAGCTTTAGGCGCTGAGCTGCTGTTAAGTGATTGTTGTATGCTCTTTTCTTCAAAATTTTTCACATTAAGGTTCGTCATGACGTTTCCATCCCTCGTAATTAACTGTATTGTTGATAGCAAACTGTTGCATGGGCGGTGGTGATACCTGGACCCTCTGCAGCAGCCCTTGAGTTCGCATCTGATAAGAACATGTCTCGGTTGATTCTACTAAGGCTCTGACAGCAGTGTATTGTTGCTGAGGAACAGAGCCAAGAGTGGTATTGACATCAAAAGGCTTGCCTAGTTCCAATTCGCTCTTAATATCAAGATAGATTGAATTAATCAACCCATAAAGTGTTTCGGAAGGTTTTTCTATTGTCAGCCCAAGATCATTTGTGGCTTCTCTCCGGCTGATAGTATAGTCATGGCTGCCAGAATCAGAGCAAAGGAAGCTCACAATCCGTTCAATTTTATCTGATTCAGATACTTGGTGTGTCAGAAGCCTTCTGGCTAGCATCTGGATTTGGGTCTGCGCTCTGTATACACTCCCCAGAACTAAAGGGTGTACCTTTTCGCTCAACTTAAGAAGTATGTTAATGGAGTCCTCTGGGTTTTGAATACCTAACTCATCCTTTGCCAGAGCAAGATATGCTTTAATATCTTCAACGCTTACCGGTGAAATACTTTCCTGCCCATTAATTGTCGCAATAGGGTTTAGAGGTGATGTTAGACTGGGGTCTATTGGGCCAAGCGTGGCCTGTTTAGTCATGATTATTTTGTTGGCCCCAAGAGCCATAATCGTTCCAGCGCTAAGACATTTTGAGGGTATAATCACCTCGAGCTCGTCACAAAATTGCCTTAGCAGGTTAACTAAGCTCCATGCCGTAAGAGTTTCCCCGCCTTTAGTGTAAAGAAGTAAAGATATTTTGGGGGTTACGCCAATTTCATCTAGATGATTCACAAAGAAATCATAAACTTCAGAGTGGATTTTCGTTTCCATGCCAGGTCTGTCACCGGTTACATAAGTGATAACTTTCGACCCGCGCTCCCTTTCGAGATCACGATATAGCGACTGTCTGTCTGTAAACATCTTTAGTCCTTTTATTATTAGTAATAAAACATTTAGATCATGAACCCAGACGCATCAGCCAAGGAGCATCGAACCCTTGACCTAAAGTGGTTAAATTAAGTCCACACAATATATCCCCTAAAAATATTTTGTAACATCCTGATAAAAGATCAGTGTTTTATGAAAAATGAAAGAGCAAATCGACATAGGTTGTGACTAAGGGCTTTCATTACCAGAGACGGTGAGGCTATCGAGGGGGAGGGCGTAGAAGGTGAGGCGCTGGATGATGTCGAAGTGCTCGGAGTTGCAACGCACGTGATCAACGATATGAGGCAGGGTGATAGCCCTGTTTGAAGGGAGTAAAAATGGGGCAGATTTTGGGGCAAAATGGCGTTTGGGGCACGGTTTGGGGCAATCAAATGTCCGCATTTGTCCGCATTTGTCCCGAAGTCAACCGCGCTATATCATTGAAAGTATTTCAGATCATTGAATTTGCTAAACTATTTTTTTGCATGCCATAATAAAGTTAATATTTAGGCAACCGCGATCAAAAAAATTGCGCTGTTTGCAGCACCGGACGAGGTTATTGCGTAAACTT